CTCGTTCACCGTTGGCGTCGTATACGCAGCAGCAGCCGCACCGTCACGTGAGCGATAGACCGTGAACGAACTAAGCCCAGTCTCGCGCGTTTTTAAATCAGTCGAATCAACCGCGACGAAATAGATGTACTGATCGGTAACGCCCGACGGGATTCTCATGTCTCAAGCGCTCCGTTCATGCCGGCCGCCGTAATGGCGATGACTCCGTGGCGAATGCGATGCAGGCCCACGATGAACGTGTCAGTCACCCCGCCTTCCTCAAGCAGTAGTACGCCGGAACCGTCCTCTAAGAGGAAGCCATCGGGCGAGCCGGATTCGAGTAGATAGCGGTCGGCCATCAGAACCTAATTAGTATTGCGCTACTACCGGCTTTCAATCTGATGTTGGCTGTTACTTCAGCCGCACACCACAACTCAAGATCACCCGAGTCAGAGACGGTAATGATGCCTTCCACATCGTTGTAGTGTTCAGTGGTGGCTGTAGTCGCAATGTAGGGTCCAAGATTAGGGGCCGTAGTGGTTTCCGTCCGCGTGATGGTGTGTGCCCAGACATGACCAGTGGTGGCTGTAATTTCGTCCTCCCACGTTCCAGTTGCAGCAGTAACGCCGGCAGACGGGAAGTGATGAACCATCGACATGAGCGTTTTCGTCCCGGTGTAATTAACTCCGTACTTGACACTTGACGTAATGGCGTCTGGTAAATAAAGCAGCATCCACTTGACGTAGTAGGTGCCAGCAACCAATCCGGTGAAGTTCAATCCAGTAACCAGCGTGCCGGTAGAGGTTGCGTTTTGGTAATCTGACGACAGTGTCAGTTTGCGCATGCCAAGGAACAGCTCAAGCTCCGTCATCGTGGCGCTCTTGGACGCCGACAAGTCACTCGCGTCGGCCACTGGGACCTTATCCCCGGCCGCGAGCGGGGAAACGGCAGCCAGCGCGCTGATCTTGGTATCAGCCATTAACTCTTACTTCGTCTTCGGTCCCGTCGCCGCGCTTGATACGAGCGGCAATCATCTTGCCTTCGGCATCCCTGATCTTCTTAACCCCGACCGGGCGCTTGCCGTCTATCTGTTTGGCTAGCTTGTTTAACCCCTCTTGCATCTGCTTGACGTTAGTAGCCATGCTGTCATTAGCTTTCTTGTCATGCTCTTTGCTACTGGCGGCATCCTGGCGCTGAATATGTGTCTTCTCCATATCCTGATCTAGCTCAGCCTTCTTAACCAGCTCGCCGGAAACCATCTTGGTTAGTTCCAACTCCTTGGTCGTGCCGAGCTTCATCTGTTCCACTTGAACCGTGACCTGCGCTTGCAGTTCCTCAATCCACTTCTCGTTAGCGGCTTCAAACTCTGTCTTCCACTGCTCAAATTGCTGCTCTGACATCTGCCCCTGATACGCGCCCTGCTGTTTGATCTGCTCTAGCTGTTGCGTGCCCTGTTGCTTCATCTGCTCTAGTGCAAGCTCAAGCGGCGGGGGTGGCTGCGGGGCTGGCGGCAACGTAGTCGGATCGGTGAAAAACTTGGCCGGCGTGGAGAATCCAGACGCCTTGGCAAGCTCAGTCATCGAGTTAAAGATGTTCTGATCCGACGCAATGCGCAACGGATAAACTTGCTGCTGCTGAATGATGATGCCCTGCAAATGGGCTAGTAACTGCTCACGGTTGCCGGTGCCCAGCCCTACGCTGATGCGCAGATCGCTGCGCTTTTTCCAGGTAGTCGGATCAACTGTTACCCACTTGCCGCGCAGCTTGACTGTATCGGCCTTGCGTTGATGCTTGAGGATCAATTCGTGGCAGACGCTAAACAAGTCTTCCATACCGGCCGCGAATACACGGGCGATCATCTCTACCCGCTGGGCGGCAGCAGAGCTTAACTGTGCTATGCCGCTGGCTGTCTTGTTAATCGCGTTCTGGTCGGTGCCAGAGAAGTACCGATTGGTACCAGTACGGTTCTCACGCACGGCGTCCATGTATTCCAAGCCCTGAATCGCTTGCGGGAATACAAACGGCACTTGCATGGGGGAAATATCCCGTCCGTACTCGGCCCCGGCCTTGCCGCGCACAATCCCACCCGGCCGATTAACCATCAGATCATCAAGGTTAATCCGGTCGCTGACGAACGTGCGGCTATTGTTCGTCTGATACAGATTGTCCAAGCCCTGCCGCAGAATGGCAGTCTTGGTCATCTGAATATCTTCGGTCACATCGGCCGTAGACAGGCCTGGGTGACGATGCGGCATCGGATTAGGGACAATGCACGCCACTGGGATGCGTGAGCACTGCTCGTGCCACAACAGCTTGTTACCCACCCGGACGCAATACTGCATCTCGGCTAGGCCGTCTTCGTCGTAGTCGTGCCTAACCCAGATCATGCGGGCACGTACACGCCGCATAGCGGGATCAATTACGTCTGAATTGTCGGTGAAGTTAGAACCCTCACTAAACTGGTCGCGTGAGTTATCTTCCTCAGTGTCAGCGCTGCCGGCATCGTCGGCAATGTCATCGTCAACCTCAAAGCCGAGCGAGCGTAGCTCTGAGATGGTCGTGTTTTCCCAGTACTCGAAGTAATCACAGTCGCGCAGTAAGAAGCTCGGCGTCTTCTCTGATACCTTGCAGCGCTCGGGCGGCAACACGGTAATCCTGAGCTGTTCGGTAGCCTTGTTGCGCCTGACCTTAACGTCGTGCAGCATGGGCATCTGGGGCGGCTCAGGAGGCGGTGGGACTTGCTGCCCCATGGCCTGAGCCTGTGCCGCCATCATCTGATACTGCTCAACCTGGGCCTGATACTGCATCCCTAGTTGCTGCGCCGCCGCCTCATCCGGCTCTGACTTATGGTTAACTACCTCCAGGTCAGCCTCTTGCATCAAGAGGCCAATCTGGTCGTCTGACTGGCCCTGATAGGTATCTATCTCAACCTCGCGCCGCTTCTCCCACGCCCCTAGGGCATAGGCATTCTTGGTAAGCAGGGCATCGGTGAACCAGTCATTGCATATCTGAAACCATGAGTTCTTCTGCAATATCTGGTAATTGACGTAAGCCGTTTCCTGATCGGCAGACTGTTCATCGTCTGGCCCGATCGGCTCAAACTCGACTACCTCATCGCCACCCGCAAAGATGCGCAGCAATGACGGCTTGATGATCTCTACGGTGTCGTAGATATCCCGGCTGATAACCTGTGACCGGCCCTCTGGGGCAGGATCAGTGTTCTTGCCTAGATACATATCAATTGCGCGCGCCCGAGCGCCGGCAAGATCGCCCTTGGAGCCGTCAGCGCCGTAGGCTGTAGCCTCGAAACCGTCTATGGCGCTTAATAGTTTTTGTACGTCAGGCATAGCTACGGTCTTCCGGATATTTAATCTTGGGCATTACATCGTCATTGCCCATGCGTTCAGCAATAGTGGCTAGATACCTGAAAGCATCGGCGCCGTGGCTCCACTCATCGTGCATCGGCGCAGACGGCTCATTGGTTGATCTAGGCACGGCCCGGCGATAGCGCTTTAGGCACTCGATCAGCCGGCTAGTCTTGCCTTTGTCAAAGTAGGCACGACTCAGGGCCGCTCTAGCTGCCTTGATGCCGCTTTCAATGTCCGCCCTAGGAACTATGCGCACATCCCATGACAGGTCATTGCGCATGATTTCCTCAGCACTGCGGCCGTACTTGTAATCCTTGTGCTCGCCGTCATGCGGCAACCACATCTGACCCCAGTTAAACTTGCGCTCTCTCAGCGTGGCCGAGTACCAGTCAAGCGTCTTATGGCTGTCTTCGAGGTAGTCAATAACCCTAAGCTCTGACGTTTGACGCTGCGCCAGAATGATTGCCATCTTGTCATTCCACCCGAGGTCAAAGTTAACGTGAACCTTGAGCTTGGGTTCGTACGGGACAAAGGTAATACGGCCCTGGGTCTGTAGCGCTGCAACCTCGTCGGCATAGATGGCGCAGTCGATGGCCGCTTTACACTTACCTTCCCAGATGTTTTCATAATCCTTGGGGCTAGTCTTCTTGCAGTGGTAGCGCTCGGCCTCTAGCTCTTTGCTGAACCAAGGCTTGTCTGACCAGTTAACTTGAACTACGTGACTATCGGGCGGCGCATTCTCAACGAACCTAGTCCACGTGTCGTCCGTGTCCAGCTCGGGGTTAAAGCTCACCCATATCTCAGAACCGGGCTTGCAGATAGTCGCGATCAGAATGTCCCAAGAGCGCTTGGAGACTACCTGCGCCTCTTCTACCCAGACCCTATCAACGCCCTCGTAGGACTTGATCGACTCTACGGTGTGGTCGGATAGGCCGGCAAAGATGAACTCTGAGCCGTTCTTGCCTCGAATCTCTGATTGTGTGACTTGGTAAAACTGCCCAAGCCCAAGGCCCTGTATCTGGTCGCTTAACAGCTTGTGAACAGAATCCTTAATGGATTTCTGTACCTCACGCGTACAGAGCACACGCAACGGCGCCTGCCCTGCAGCGAGTAGCAATGCCTTGCCAAACGACCACGATTTGCCCGCTCCCCGGCCACCGTGGGCGACCTTGTATCGAGCGGGGTGAAACAGGAACTCGAACTTGGGCGGGAATCTGACCTCAGTCAGTTCCACTCAGATCACGACTTGCGAAAGGCGTCGATCTTGGCTTTCAGCGCGGCGTAGTCGGCTTCAATCTCGGCTACAAACTTGGGGAAAGAAGCTCCTGCCCTGGCCTTAATATCGGCCACCTCGGCCTTGAAAGCATCCTCCAGCTTATCCAGCTTCTCCGGAGCGACCTTCTTGTAGACAAAGAATGCCACGCCCAAAACGGCTACTAAAACGAGAAAGAATGCCGGCGAGCCAGCTTGCACAAATTGACCTGTCAGTACGTCCATTTGTATTACTCCTTATGGTGTCGGAACGACGGGCGCGGTGAAGATAGCCTCAACCGATGCTTTCAGGGCATCCAGGTCGCCCGCGGTAACTCCGCCACCAGCCGCTATCAGATCGTTCAGCCGCTGAATTTCGGCCAGCAGTTCGTTGACCTTGGCCGTTACTTCGGCTGCTTCTGCCGCAACCGCGTCCTTAACTTCTTGTAGTGTTGCCATGATTATTTCTCCTCTAATTAGTAAAAGCGCCAGCAACGCCAGCGTAAAAAGGGTCCAAAAACTCATCCGAGCACAACCTTGAATCCAAGTTGCACTGGCCCGCCGTCTTCACCTGTGACGGCAACCGATTGAGCGGCCTTGCCCTCTAAGCGGTCGCCAAGCTCGCGGTAACCGGGGAAGAAATCCTTTTGCCCGGTCGCAACAGCGGTTAGGAACTGCTCGGCCAATTCGTCTAGCTCTTGCTGAGCCGTGCGCAGACTCACGCCAGCCCTGCGCTCTAATGCACGCTCAATAGCTGCGGTCCAACGCTTGGCTTTGGCGGCATTCTGATTACCTAAAGGTGCAGCCATTGATTTAACATAACTCCATAATTTAGCTAAACAAGGCGTGAACGATTAAGGTGATCCAAACGCCCGCCCCGGTCCCCGCTAGAAATAGGACTAACAGGGCAAGTGGTTTGTTCATAGCTCTATATCGTCAACAAACAGGAATAGGACTATGACGGCAACGGCTACAACTATGAATATGTCCAGCATTTAGCCTTCATCCCCTAATCGCTTGAGTGATAGGTCGGCATCGTGCATACGCTCTGCAGTACCCATGCCTGTCCGGCAATCAGGCGGCGTATCACTAGCCATCACTCGCTCGCCCAGCCATTGCAATGCAGCAAGCTTGTTACTAAACAAGCTGAGGGACTCTAGATCGCCACACTTCCAACGGGCAACATATTCGTACGGCTGACCGCCATCGGTAGAGTAAACATTCAGACTGGCGGCATAGGCAACTTCAAGAGCCATTGGTTGCCTGCAAAACTAACCATACAAGCAAGCCGGCAGACGCTACGCAATAAGTCCACCTAAACACTCTGGTCATAGCGTTGCCTAAAAGATTGCGCCCCAGCTACACGACTCGGGCTTGATAACTTCAAGTTCAGTGCTTGTGGGCCTGTTCGGAGCGGGGCGCAAAGATGAGCGTTGCCAAGCCGGCAACAAATGCAGCTAAATTGAGAACGGGTTTAAGTGCCGTCTCTCCGGCTGTCACGCCCTCCACCTTGCGGCAGGCCCGGATACACGAGCGTATATTGGCGACGTTACCGTAGGACGGTACTACAGCAATTGGTACCGGTGTACATATGCCCAACCGGCAGGCTTTTTCTCGGACGACTAGACCTACCAGCTAGGGTAGGTCAAAGTCTCGCGTTCACGCGGATATAGTAATCTTAATGCCTATATACAGAATAACGCATTACTTGTCAAGAGGTTTACTCCAGCATCTATCACATATGTAATCGCCATCGCCTAGATTATTCGATGGCTTTGCCCCACACATAAAACATTCCTCTTGGACTGCCTCAAAACCAAAAAGAAACGCGGAGATTTGTTGCATTAGACTTAAAGGTTCTTTGTTCATCGCAGTACGTTCCTCATCATCAACGACGAGCGATAGACCTCGGCAAAATAGCGCGCACGCTTAATCGCCAAATGCCGGCAGACACGCCGAATATGGTAGCTCCAAGCCGCCCCAATATCACTGTTCTTGGGCATGACCGGGGCTAGGATGTAATGCGCCTTCAGTAGCATCTTCTCCTTAAACGGCATCTTGTAG